GCATCAACCAGGAGAGCCAGTACACCCTCGACGAGAACGGCAAGCGGGTGAAGGACGGCAGCGGCACCCCCACCAAGCGGACCGAGGCGTTCCGGGCGCTGCGGGAGCAGTACGAGGCCATCGCAAAGGGCCGGACCGACTTCAACGGCGTGCTGGACCCTGACCTGCTGGAGAACCTGGGCGAGGTCATCACCATGAAGGACACCCGGCTGGCGGACATGAACACCCACCAGCTCTCCGTCGTTTGGCAGACGGTCCGGGCCATCGAGCAGTCCATCTCCACGGCCAACAAGCTGCTGGGCAAGAGCCGCTTTGCGGGCGTGCTGGAGCTGGCGGAGAACATCCGGCAGAGCAGCGCCACCAAGCGGACCAAGGGCAACTACGGAGGCAAGGGCCTGGGTGCCGTGACCGGCTGGGGAGACCGCCTGCTGAACCTGGACATGATGAACCCGTTGACCTTCCTGCACCTGTTCGGGGACGGCGGCGACGCGCTCTACCGCGAGCTGCAATCTGCAAGAGATGACAGGACCCGCATCCTGTCCGAGACCGTGGATCTGGCGCAGGAGGCCATCGGCAAGGCGGACATTGAGAAACTGCGGAGAAAGACCCACACCTTCCAGGTGGAGGGCGGGACGCTGACCATGACCACGCCGCAGCTCATGGCCCTGTACGAGCTTTCCAAGCGCGAGCAGGCCCAGGACCATATCTACAAGGGCGGCATCCGCTCCACGGCGACCGAGCGCGGCATGGGCCGCAACAAGACTGCCGGTGAAAACCTGGCCGCAGCCCTGGGCAAGCTGGAGGCCCCTGCCTCCGGCGTGAAGGTCACGCAGGGAGACATGGCGACCATGCTCTCCGCGCTGACGAAGGAGGAAGTCAAAATCGCGGACGGTCTCCAGGCCATCATGCAAGGCTACCTTGCCCAGGAGGGCAACCGGGAGAGCATGAAGGTCTACGGCTACCAGAAGTTCACGGAGAAGGATTACTTCCCCATCAGCTCCGACCCCCACCAGGTCGTTGACAAAATCGGCGATGTGCTGGAGGGCGGCGAGAAGCGCCCCCGCTCCATCGCGGAGTGGGGCAGCGCCAAGGGCACGGTGGCAAAGGCCAACAACGGCATCCTTCTTGGAGACATCTTCGATGTGTTTGCCCAGCACGCGGTGGACATGGCGACCTATGCCTCCCACCTGGGGGTCATGGAGGACATGAACCGCGTTCGCAACTTTACCTTCCGGGACGGCGAGGGCAACCGCGTCGGCACCATGGGCGACATCATCCAGCGGGTGACGGGCCAGGGCGGTGCGGCATACCTCAACAAGCTGCTCCAGGATGTGAGCGCAGGCACGGCCAAGGACAGCGTAACCGGCCTTGCAAAGCTGACTGCCAACTACAAGGCGGCCAGCGTGGGGCTTAACCTGCGCGTGGCCCTCCAGCAGCCCACCTCCTACCTGCGGGCCGCCGCAGCAATCAGCCCCAAGTACCTGGCCGACCCCCGCGTGCTGAAAAAGGGAGGCTGGGAAAAGGCGCTGAAAAACGCCCCCATCGCCCGCTGGAAGGACTGGGGCAACTTTGAAATCAACCAGGGACGGCAAATCCAGGACCTTATGTTCAACACGGACAGCAAGCTGGACCGGGCACGCAATTTCTCCATGAAGCTGGCCGGAGCCATGGACAGTCTGACATGGGGCCGCATCTGGAACGCCTGCGAGCTGGAGGTCATGGACAAGCGCCCGTCGCTTACCCGTGGCAGCGCGGTCTTTAACGAGGCCGTCGCCCAGCGCTTCACCGATGTGATAGACCAGACGCAGGTGGTGGACAATGTTCTGGGCCGCAGCCAAATCATGCGGAGCGGCGACAATCTGGCGAAAATGGCGACCTCCTACATGGGCGAGCCTACCCAAAGCTACAACCTGGTGTACCGGGCGTTCCGGGACTGGACCCAGGAGCAGGACAACGCAAAGCGGACCGCCGCCAAGAAGCGGCTGGGCCGCGCCGTCGTGGCCCTGACCGCCTCCCAGTTCGTAAACGCCATCGCGCAGGCCCTTTGGGACGCGGTGCGGGATGATGACGACCGGGACGAGAAATACTTGGAGCGGGTGCTGGGCCATATCCTCCCCAACTTTGTGGACAATGCCAACCCCGTGAGCATGGTCCCCTATGCCAAGGATGTGCTTTCCGTCCTGCAAGGCTATGATGTCAAGCGTATGGACATGGCTGCCATCACCAGCTTTATCTCCGCCTGCCAGAACATGAGCAAGGCCATCAACGGAGAGGGCCGGTACACCCTGGCCGGGGCAAGCGCCAACCTTATGGCGGAGGCCGGGCGCATCTTCGGACTGCCCGCCGCCACGGTGAAGCGGGACCTGGTAGCCATTGCCCGCAGCGTGGGCGCGGAGACCGGCGACTGGTATTTCCAGTACCAGCTCGAAAAGACCCTGAACAGCGTGGGCTACTCCGGCAACCGGGGCGAGTTCTACGACATCGCGTTCGGGGCCTTGCAAGACGGCGAGATGGATGTTTACCAGCGCATCACCCAGGACCTCATGGAACGGGGGGTCAAGGCAAAGACCATTGAGAGCGCCATGCGTGACAGGCTGAAAGCGGCCCGGGAGGAGGACGAAAGTTTTACCATCTCCCAGGAGGCACGGGACCTTATCGGCAGCCGGGACAAATACGCCCCGGCCAAGGAGAAGGAGGAGACCTTTGGCGCGGACGACCTGGGGAGCAGCGCCTACCGGGCATACTCCGACCAGCGGGCCAACGACTACCGCAGCATGGCCGACGACCTGGCGAGCAGCCCCATCTTCCGGGGAATGGACGACGAGACCCGCGACAAGGTGCTCAAGGCGGCCTATGATCTGGCCGACAAGAGCGCCCTGGCGGACCATTCCGACGGACAGTACGAGGTCAGCACCAAGTGGATGGCCCAGGCTGACGACGCAGAGGCCCAGGGCATCGAACCCTGGGAGTACGTCCTGTTCCACACCGCCTACAACGAGATGGAAGGGACCAAGGGCACAGACGGCAAGACCGTGAAGGGCGAGGCCAAGAGCGACCATGTGCGGGAATGGCTGGAGGACTTCTCCGGCCTGACTGACGAGCAGCGGGCTTTCCTCTGGGGGACCGTCTACACCAGCGAATGGTAAAGAAAGACCGGGCAGCGCATCGCTGCCCGGTTTCTATTTACCCTACACTTGCTATTCCGTCTGCAAGCCTATCCAAAAAATCGTAATATTCATCCTCCTTGAGATACCCCTTTATCTTTGCCTTGAAAGCGCTTTGGACACACACTTCTTTCAACTGTATGCCTATCGGCTTCAACTGACCGCTGTAAAAATGGTGCTGGCCGGATGTGACCTCGCGAAAGGTTATATCCCCAATTACGTTTAAGGCCAGTTCTTCGTAGTTATATCCGGCTGGAAATTCCACAAAGTCCTTTTCGCTGGACTTTACTATGGCATCAAGGTCTCTCATTACGATTGCCTCACACGAGGGCCACCGCTGGTTTTCCATGGATGCCAGCATATCCCGCGCAAGTGTGCGGAACATAGACATCCGCTTTTTAGCCTCTCTGTTTCCAAACAGTCCCATACGTTCCCTCCTCATGGCCTGCATACGGAGCAGGCATATTTGCCGTCCCGCTCCGCGTCTGCGGGCGTTTTATAGTAGACCATGTTTTCCTCCAGGATGTTGTCCACATAATCGCAAGCGAGCCGGTGGTACTTATCGCTGTTAGCACTTGCTACCACTTCCTCCGCCCGCTGGGCGCTCACCACCGCCGCCTTTGCCGCCGGAGCTGCCGAGGCGGGCCGCGTAGCAAAGAGCAGCGCTATGGCAAAGAAAACGGCGCAGAGGACCAGGGCAATATTGCGCTGCAAGACATATTTCCGCTGCTGCTTCCCCTGCTCTGCGATTTCTTTCTCAAGGAGTGAAGCGCGAATTTTCAAGTATTCTTCATTTGTCATTTCTGCTCCCTTTAGGCTCATAGGGCAATCCCTCTCTTTCAAATTTTTATCTGCTTCGGGGCGAAAAGGATGCGGGGCTTTGATATGCTCAATGGGAAAGGCAGGTGATACCAATGGAGTGGAACATCATTGTGGGACTGGTATGCACGGTGCTGGGCGCTGTCATCAGTTATGCCACCTTCTCCCACAACAAGGGAAAAGACGACAGGAGCAACGGCCAACAGCTCGGCACTGTTTTGACAGAGCTGGGGTACATCAAGTCCAACACGGACGAGATCAAGACGGAACAGCGAGAGCAGCGCAAGACCAACACAGAGGTGGAGGGCCGTCTGGCTGCCGTGGAGGCCAGCGCCAAGTCCGCACACCACCGCATTGACCATCTGGAGGCGGTACGAGATGAAGAACATTAAGACGACCACGCGGCGGCTGTTCGTGACAACGCAGATCGCCGCGCTGGGGTGGGTCACGATGTCCTACCTCATCGCCCTGTACGCCACGGTGCGCCTGGGCCAAGTGTTCCCGGTGGTGGACCTGTCCGAGCAGGCCATCGAGACCATTCTGGGCGTGAACGTCCTCAAGGTGGTGGAGAACATCTTCGAGCACAACGACGGGGTGGTGTTCGGCAAGAGCAACGCACCGGAGAAGAAAATCAAACGAGATTGCTAAAGGAGGAAATCGAAATGAAAACCTATATCGGCACGAAAATCATTGAGGCGGTCCCTGCTATTCGCAAGGGCGTCAGGGTCTACGAGGAGGGCCAGCCAACCCCCAAGAGCATGGACCCCGTGGAGGAGGGCTATAAGGTCCGCTACCCGGACGGCTACGAGAGTTTCAGCCCCAAGGCCGTGTTCGAGGCGGCGTACCGCCCCATCGACAGTATGAACTTCGGGCTGGCTATCGAGGCCATGAAGAAGGGGAAGAAGTGCAGACGGGCGGGCTGGAACGGAAAGAACCAGCACATTGAGCTGGCCTCTGCCATCAGTTACACGTCCCCGGCTGGCACAATCGTCAATGCCGAGCACGCGGCCATTGGGAACAAGGCTATCGCATTCTGCGGCACTTCCGGCGTGCAAATGGGATGGCTTGCAAGCCAGGCGGATATGCTGGCCGACGACTGGGAAATCGTGGAGTAAAGGAAGGAGCACATCATGGATATTACGACCATCATTGAAGCGGCGGCTGCCCTTGTGGCTGCCGTCATCACCGCCGTGGTCATCCCCTATATCAAGAGCCGGACCACGGCCCAGCAGCAGGCGGAGATCAATGCCTGGGTGAAAATCGCTGTGACGGCGGCGGAGCAAATCTACCGTGGCAGCGGGCGCGGCGAGGAGAAGAAAGCCTACGTCCTCAACTGGCTGGCGGAGCACGGCATCACCCTGGACGAGGAACGCATCGACGCGCTCATTGAGGCCGCCGTCTACGAACTCAACCACGGCGTTCTGAAAGAAGGTGCGGGCAATGAGTAACAGCCCGCTGGTCAGCTACACCAAGCTGTCCCCCAACCATTCCGGCAAGCGCAAGCACGCCATCGACACCATCTCCATCCACTGTATGGCCGGGAACCTGTCCGTGGAGCGCTGCGGCGAACTGTTCCAGAACAAGGAACGCCAGGCCAGCAGCAACTACGGCATCGGCAGCGATGGGCGCATCGGTCTGTATGTGGACGAGGCCAACCGTTCGTGGTGTACCTCCTCCGCCAGCAACGACAACCGGGCCGTCACCATTGAGGTGGCGAACACCGTTGCCAAGGACCCGTGGCCGGTCTCCGACGCGGCCTACAAGTCCCTCATTGACCTGCTGGTGGACATCTGCCAACGCAACGGCATCCCCAGGCTGCTTTGGAAGGGAGATAAAAACCTCGTAGGTCAGGTAGACCGGCAGAACATGACCGTCCACCGCTGGTTTGCGGCGAAAGCCTGCCCTGGCGACTGGCTTTACAGCCGCCACGGCCAGATCGCCGCAGAAGTCAACAAAAGACTGGAGGCCGCAAAGGCCGGAAAGGATGAAGAAACTATGGACACCAAACAGCTCACGAGCTGCGCCGACACCGGGGACAACCCCTCCGCCTGGGCCAAGGAGGCCACCGACTACTGCAAGCGCAAGGGTATCTTCGCCGGAGACGGTGCGGGCAACTACGGATGGCAGAAGCCCATCACCCGCGAGGCCACGGCCCAGATCATCTACAATCTGCTGGAGGCCGCCGGTATGCTGGAGAAGCTGCCGGACGTGAAGTGAGATATTCCCACTTTTTGTACCAAAACGATAAAGGTTGTAAATCTTTATTACAAAGATAGCCCTTTTCCGTGGTACTGTCAAGGTGCCAAGGAGGGGCTGCGTGTGAAGATTTACGATTTTGAGGGACAAAAGAATATCTCCGGCGACCGCATCCACCAGGTGCGGGCGACCAAACGCATCTCCCAGGCGGACCTCGCTGCGAGGATGCAGGTCAAGGGCGTGTTCATCGAGCGGGAGGCCATCAGCAAGATAGAGACCGGGGACCGCTTCGTGACGGACTACGAGCTGATGATCTTTGCCGAGGTCCTGGGCGTGACGATGGACTGGCTGACCGGAAAAGAATAAAAAATTTTGAAATCCCCCTACGGATAGTAGGGGGATTTTTGCATCTTCCGGGGCTATTGACATGGCCGAAAAAAGTGTGCTAAAGATATACAAATGCTATGCAAAAGTATTGCAAATGGAGGTTTTCCTATGCCGAGATATAAGGGCGCACACTTGACCTGGAACGACAGATTGACCATTGAAAAAATGCTCCGCGAGGGGTACAGCAAGCCGCAGATCGCCCGCTATCTGGGCGTGCATCACAGCACGGTCTACGACGAGTGCCGGAGGGGCGCGGTGGAGCTGAAACGCAGCGATCTGACCACCTATATCTCCTACTCCGCCGATGTCGCCAAGGACTACCACCTGGACCGCAAGAAGAACATGGAAAAGCCTCTGAAAATAGGCAAAGACCACCGGCTGGCCCGGTGGCTGGTCAAAACCATCTCCGAGGGGTATTCCCCGTCTGCTGCCTGTTCCATGCTGGGCAAAACGCCGGAGACCACCTTCTCCTGCACATTATGCCGTCAGACTGTGTATAAGTACATCGAGAACGGGGACTTGTGGCCCCTGACCAACAAGGAGCTGCGCTACAAGAGTGACCAGAAGCGGACCTACAACCGCGTGAAAGCAGCGAAAGCCCCCAGAGGGGATAGCATCGAGCATCGCCCGGAGCACATCAACAACCGGGAGGAGCCGGGCCACTGGGAGATGGACAGCGTAGTGGGCAAGAAGGGCACCAAGGCCGCCCTGTGCGTCCTCACCGGACGCGTGACGCGGGACGAGATCATCCGCAAGATGCACGACGACACCGCCGCCAGCGTCGTGGGCGTTCTGGACCGGCTGGAGCGGCGCATGGGGACCGCTATGTTCCGCCAGGTGTTCAAGAGCATCACCGTGGACAACGGGAGCGAATTTGCCGATTGCAAGGGCATGGAGCGCTCCTGTCTGCTGCCCGGAGAGAAGCGCACCCACGTCTACTACTGCCACCCCAGGTCACCCGGAGAGCGCGGCAGCAACGAGAAGCAGAACCAGCTTATCCGGTGGTTTTTCCCCAAGGGCACGGACTTCCGCAAGGTAACACAAAAAGAGGTGCGCCGGGTCCAGGACTGGATAAATAATTACCCACGGTTAATCCTGGACTGGCACACCTCTGCGGAGCTTTTCAACGTGTTCCTTGCAAGCCTATAAAGACTATAAAAAATTTTTCAAAGAAATTCGGGTTTTACTATTGACATTTGGCAACGCAAATGCTATCGTAAAACCCGAAGGATGAAACAGTCCTTCGGGCTTTATTTTTTCCCAGGAAAGGGGGTGCGCGTGATGGCCTGCAAGTACCTGGATTTCCAGGACCGAAAGAAAATCGCAAAGATGTACCAGGAGGAAGCCCGCGTGCTGGACATCGCCTACAAAATCGGATGCCACCCCGCAACGATCTATGAGGAGCTGCGACGAGGCGACACGGGCAAGCTGGACAAGAACCAGCGCCCGGAGTATGACCCCCGCCTGGCTCAAAGGACGTTTCAAGAGGCAATCCGCCGCCGGGGCAACCGGCGGACCACCACGACCGCCGAGAGCGGCCAGTAAACCAAAGAGGAGGACAAGGACATGAAAATGAAGGACCTGGCCCTGGCACAGGTACGTCGGGGCGAACGCTTCACCCTCGACGGCGTGGAGTTTGTTAAGCTGGAGGACGACATGGACGCCGCCTTTGCGGTGGCCGCCGACACGCTGCCGGAGTGCTGCCAGTTCGAGGATGACGACGCCGAGCGGGAGGACCACAACAACTACGCGGGCAGCCTGCTTTCCAAGACCGTGGAGCGCTGGCTGCGGGACAAGCACCCGGCCATCTTCTCCGCCGTGGTGGAGCGGCCCATCGACCTGACCACCATGGACGGCATGACGGACTACGGCAAGCCCCTGGCTGTCGCGCGGGCGCTGACCATCGACGAGTACCGCAAGCACCGCAGCGTCCTGCCGCTGACCTCCAAGCCCTATTGGCTGGCAACGGGCTGGACAACCAACAGCTCCCCGTACTCGAATGACAACTACGCGTACTTCATCTACACCGGCGGCACCGTGTTCAGCGACTACGTGTACGGCGCCTACTTCGCGCCGCGTCCCGCTTTGTATCTGAAATCCTCTATCCTTGTATCGGTTGAGACCGAGGACGAGGGCAAGGCGCTGGCCGATTACAGCGACACGGACCTTATCGACGAGTTGTACCGCCGCAGGAGAAGCACCTATGACCCGGACTGAACGGCGGAGGCGGCAGCAGCGCCGCCGCAGGGCCGCGATGCAGAGAGCCGCCTGCCTGGCGCTGGCCCTTCTGGCCGTGGCTGCTGCGTTCGCCTGGAGCGGGCGTCCACAAGAGCCGGAGACACCAGAGGCCACCGTGCCGGTGACGGCAACGGCGCTCCCGGCGGAGACACCCGCGCTGGAACCCATCACGCTGGAGTTTGAGGACCGGGAGGCCATCGACCCGATGGAGGCGTCCAAGGTAGCCCTGGCAAAGATGGTGTGGGGCGAGGCGCGGGGCTGCTCCACCACGGAACAGGCGGCCACGATCTGGTGCGTGCTGAACCGCTACGACAGTGGGGACCGCTTCTGGGCCGACACGGTGGAGGGCATCACGACCCAGCCCTGCCAGTTCTACGGCTACGACCCCAGCAACCCGGTGGACCCGGACATCCTGGCCCTGGTGGAGGATGTGCTGGCCCGCTGGATGGCCGAGAAGGAGTGCGTGGGCAGCGTGGGCCGGGTGCTGCCGAAGGAGTACCTGTACTTCACCGGAGACGGCGCACACAACTACTTCACCACGGAATGGCAAGGCGGGCAGGCCTGGGACTGGTCCCTGGAAAGCCCGTATGAGGGATAGCTGATATGGAGTTGACCCACCTTTCCCTGTTTTCCGGCATCGGTGGCCTGGACCTGGCCGCCGAGTGGGCAGGCTTCCACACCGTGGGACAATGCGAGTGGGCCGACTACCCCACCAGGGTCCTGGAGAAACATTGGCCGGACGTTCCACGCTGGCGGGACATTCGGACTTTGACAAAGGAGAGTTTCTGTGAACGGACCGGACTACGAACAGTTGACATTATTTCCGGCGGCTTCCCGTGCCAACCCTTCTCCAAAGCCGGACAGCGCAGAGGCAAGAGCGATGACCGCTACCTCTGGCCGGAGATGCTTAGAGTTATCGACGAGCTGCGGCCTGCTTGGGTCATTGGAGAGAATGTTGCTAACATCCTCAATCTGGCACTCGACGATGTGCTTTCTGACCTGGAAAGTAAAGGCTACACCGCACGGGCGTTTATGGTTCCAGCTCGCGGCGTCGGCGCTCCGCACCAAAGATACCGATTTGCAATCGTGGCCCACGCCGACGGCGATGGACGCGGCGGGGCTGGCCCGGCACCTGCGGAAGGACGCGACATCCACCAGGTCATTGCTTCTATGCCAGAAAGTGGCTTACCTGGCGGGGGGGGTACTGGAAATCTGAACCCGGAATGGACCGAATGGTTGATGGGCTTCCCAACTGGATGGACAGAGTTAGATGCCTCGGAAACGCGGTGTGCCCGCCCCAGTTCTTCCCCTTCTTCCAACAAATCAGACTGATAGAGGAGGTAGAGCATGAACCGACTACAAGAGCGGCGGATGGTGCTGGGTCTGACCCAGCCGCAGGTGTCCGCCAGACTGAAAGAAACGGAACCCAGGGCTGACGTGGGCATGGTAAGCCGGTATGAGAAGGGCGTATGCCTGCCGACGCCGGACCAGCTCAAGGCCCTGGAGGATGTCCTGGGAGCGTCCAGGACGGAACTCTACGACGCGGAGGACCTGGACCTGCTGGGGGCGCTGCCGACAGCAGAGAGCCGCAGCGAGGCCAGCGAGACGGAGACCGCACCGCCCACCGCACCCACCGGGCGCTTCCGCAAGTGTTACCGCATCAGCCGCGAGTTCGCGGCAAGCCTGCCGGACGATCTGCTCCAGGTGTGCGGGTATTCGTCCTGGCAAAGCTGGCATGACGCAGCCCTCAAGCGGCTGTTAGGAGAATATGCGGCCCGGAAACGGGCCACCAAAAAGGAGGATAAAACCGCATGAGTGACCAGTTGGACAAGAAAAGCATCCTTGAGATGTCAATGGGTGCAATCCTGGAGCGCGTGGACTATGAGATGGGCAAGGTGATGGACAACATCCTGGACCCCAACACCAAGGCCACCGCCAAGCGCAAAATCTCCGTGACCCTGGAGCTTATCCCCAGCGCGGACCGCCGGACCATCACGGTGCAGAGCACGGCCAAGTGCTCCCTGACCCCGACGGACCCCGTGACCACGAGCCTCTACATCACCAACGCACCCAGCACCGGCGAACTGATGGTGGCCGAAATGGTGCCCCAGGTCCCCGGCCAGTTAGCCCTCGACGGTGAGGAGCAGGACCACCCCAAAATTTTGAAGTTCAAACGCCAGGCATAACGCCACGATCTGAAAGGAGTATTCATCATGCTGAAAGAATTTGCCCAGTACCTCGTGTCCCTCAAGGACAACAAGACCTACAACATCCACGGCGACACCTACTCTGACCACGACCTGGTCCGTATCAAGCCCCACATTGACCGCCCTGCCAACCTCTCCGTCTCCGGCCTGGACAGCATCGTGAAGCTGGTCCGCAACGAGCTGGATATGTTCGAGAACCTGCCCGTGTTCATCCGCGTGGACGATGCCCGCACGGTCTCCGTGTTCACCACCTACGACGACATGATGTGCCGCGACAGCCTCTATACCGCGAAATGCGACGTTCCGGGCTTCCGTGACGGCTTCCGGGAGTATGAGCAGGCCATCATTGAGCTGCGGAGCAAGTTCTCCCCCGGCCCCGGCGTGGACTACCTGCTGGACCTGCTCTCCCGCATGAGCAAGGACAGCGGTGTGACCACCCGCGACAACGGCGTGAGCCAGGAAGTGGAGGCCCGCCAGGGCGTCTCCCTCAAGGCGCTGGTGCAGGTCAAGCCCCGCGTGGCCCTGCGCCCCTTCCGCACCTTCCTGGAGGTAGAACAGCCGGTGAGCGAGTTCCTGCTGCGCCTGGACGATGACGGCAACGTGGGCCTGTTCGAGGCTGACGGCGGGATGTGGCAGCAGACGGCCAAGGCCAGCATCGCGGCCTACTTCGAGGACAAGCTGGCCCAGGAGGTTAAGGACGGCAAAATCGTCGTGATGATGTGATGCAGCCGCAGGTCATCATCTGCAAGGACCGGGCGGAATGGCTGGAGGCCCGCAAGGATGGGCTGGGGGCGTCTGACGCCGCCGCCCTCCTGGGCCTCTCCCCCTGGAAAACCAACGTGCAGCTCTGGGAGGAAAAGTGCGGGCTGGTCATCCCGGAGGACATCGGGGACAAGCCCTATGTGCGCTACGGCAACGACGCGGAGCCGCTGCTGCGCTCCTTCTTCGCCCTGGACCACCCGGAATACCGGGTGAGCTTCACCCCCTACAAGATTATCAAACACCAGGACCTGCCCTTCATCACCTGCACCCCGGACGGGGAGCTGGAGGAAACCGCCACCGGGCGGCTGGGCGGCCTGGAGATCAAAACCACGGAAATCCTCTCCTCCACCGGCTGGACCCATTGGAAGGGGCGCATCCCCACGGAGTATTACGCCCAGGTGTGCCAGCAGATGCTTGCCGCCGGGTGGCAGTTCGTGGAGCTTCTGGCCCAGATCAAATACACCACGGCGGAGGGCGAGGACCGGAAAGAGACCCGGCACTACAAAATCGAACGGGCGGATGCCGAGGACGACATCGCCATCATCCGGCGGGAGGCGGTCCCCTTCTGGCGCTGCGTGGAGCAGCGGCAGAAACCAAATCTCAAGCTCCCGCCTATCTGAACAGGAGGACAACATGAGCATGGAATTTGTGATGGGCAACAGCCTGGAGACTTTGCCCAAGACGATAGACTTCAACTTTGAGGAGCTGAAAGGCCAGCTTGCGGAGAGCCTGGCGCTGTACACCGGCCTGGTGGTAACAGAGGACGGCATCAAGGGTGCCAAGGAGGACCGCGCCAAGCTGAACAAGCTGCGGGAGGCCCTGGAGAACAAGCGCAAGGAGGTCAAGCGCGAGTGCATGGCCCCGTACACCGACTTCGAGGCCAAGGTGAAGGAACTGGTGGGCCTTATTGACCAGCCCATCGCCGCCATCGACGCGCAGCTCAAGGAGTACGAGGAGAAGCGCCGGGCGGACAAGCGGGCCGCTATCCTGGAAATCTACGAGGAGACCGTGGGCGAGCTGCGGGCGCTGCTCCCCTTTGAGAAGCTGTGGCAGGACACCTGGTACAACACCAGCGTGACCATGAAGAAGGTCCGGGAGGCCATCGTCGCGGCGGAGGACAAGGCCGCGTCCGATCTGGAGGTCCTGGCTACCGTGGAGAGCGAGTTTGCCGAGGCCGTCAAGATCAAGTACCTGGAGCACCTGGACTTGAACGAGGCTCTGATGGAGCGCTCCCGCCTCCAGGAGCGGGCCAAGCGCCTGCGGGAGTACGAGGCCCAGCGGACCGCCCAGGCCGCCAACCTGGCAGAGGAACAGCGCAAGGCAGAGGCGACGCGGGGTGCAGAGCAGACCCCGGACCCCGCTGCCAATGCGGCCCAGGCCGGGACCTGGGAACCCGGCGGTGGTGAGGCCGTGGAGGAGGCCATCTACCTGCTGCGCTTTGAGTGCCAGGTGACAAAGGACCAGGCGGCGGAGCTTTCCCGCTGGCTGAAAGAACGGAACATTTCGTATAGGAGGATTTAATCATGGCCGTGAACAATTCTTTGCAGAGCCGCAGCGGCGGCAAGCCCAAGTTCAGCGTGGCTATCCAGACGCCGATGTACCAGAAACTCGTGAACGACACCCTGGGAGACCCGGACCGCGCCCGGCGCTTCGTGGCTGCCATCAGCTCCGCCGTGGCCGTAAACCCGTCCCTCCAGGAGTGCGACGCCGGGACGGTGCTGACCGCCGCCCTGCTGGGTGAGAGCCTGAACCTGTCCCCCTCCCCGCAGCTCGGCCAGTATTACATGGTCCCCTACAAGGACAAGAAGCGCGGCACCGTGGCCCAGTTCCAGCTCGGCTACAAGGGCTACATCCAGCTTGCAGAGCGCAGCGGCCAATACCTGGACATCGACGCGTTTCCCGTGGTGGAGGGCGAGTACAGAGGCCGGGACCGCTTCACCCGCCGCCCCATCCTGGAGTTCCTGGAGGACGACGGAGACCGGGAGAGCCGCCCCGTGGTGGGCTACTACGCCTACTTCGAGCTGAACAACGGCTTCCGCAAGGTGCTGTACTGGAGCAAGGACAAGATGCTGGCCCACGCGGACCGCTACTCCCAGGCGTTCCACCTGGAGGCCCGCGAGGCCCAGGACCCCCGGTACAGCCGCGTGTCCTACGCCGACTTCGTGGCGGGCAACTACCCCAAGGGCGACGAGTGGAAGTATTCCTCCTTCTGGTACAAGGATTTCGACGGGATGGCCTGCAAGACGATGCTGCGCCAGCTTATCAGCAAGTGGGGCATCATGTCCATTGACCTCCAGAAAGCCCTTGCAAGCGACGAGGCGGCCATCGGTGCCGACGGGAGCAAGAATTACCTGGACGCACCCGAAAACGCGCCAGAGGCCCTTCCGGAGGCCAACCCGGAGACCGGGGAGGTCATCGAACCCAGCAGCAATACCGCGCCGGAGCTGCCCGACGGCATCTTCGAGGATGCAACGGGGCAGCAGGCGCTTGCATAAGGAGGCATCCGTATGCCCAAGACCAACGAGAAAGACGCCTATTTCTTCTCCCACGACTGCAACGCCCGCAACGACCCCAAAATCCTGGCCCTCCGCTCCGTCTACGGGGCGGAGGGGTACGGGGTGTACTTCATGCTGGTGGAGATACTCCGGGAGCAGCCAGAGTACCGGCTGTCCGTGAACAAGTACATCTGGAATACACTTGCTATGCAAATGCAGGTGGAAGCATCCCACCTTGAGCAGATCATCACAGACTGCTGCACAGAGTTTGCAGAAAACGGCAACACGCTTTTGGTGAACGACGGCGAGTATCTTTACTCCGCTTCCCTTCTCCGACGCATGGGGAAGGTGGACGACATCTCCAACCTCCGCCGGGAGGCGGCGCAAAAACGCTGGAAAAATCAGCCTTGCAAGGCCGACGACGGCAGCGGAGCATCCACAAGTAATGCAAATGCAGAGCAAACCGATGCAAATAAAAGAAAAGCAAAGCAGAGTAAAGAAAAGCAAAGCAAAGCAGAGGAAAAGAAAACAAAGGAAACTATCTTTGCGGACTTCGCCTCCGGCGACGCTGACCTGCTTTCCGCTCTGCAAGACTTCGAGGCGATGCGGAACAGGATCAAAAAGCCGATGACGGACCAGGCAAAAAAGCGCCTGGTCACGGAACTGGAGAAGCTGGCCCCCGGAGACCGGGATGCTCAGATCGCCATTCTGCACCAGAGCGAGGACCACTGCTGGGCAGGCGTGTTCGCCCTCAAGGACGACAGGTCCTACCAGCCCAGCCGCAGCGGCAGACCCCAGCAGGCCAGCACGGGCGAGAAGATGGACGCCCTGCGAGACCTGCACGACGAGTTCAGCGGCCTATGACCAGGGCGGAAGTGACGGAAATCTTCGCGGTGCTGATGATGGCCTATCCCAACGCGGAGATGTTCAAGGCCCCGGACAAGGACAGCCTAAAGGCAAAGCTGGCCCCGACCATCACGCTCTGGACCACCTGCCTGCGGGACATCGACTTCTGGGCGGCCCAGCAGGCAGTCATCCGGGTGTGCCAGACCTGCAAATTCCCTCCGACCATCGCGGAGATGCGGGAGGCGGCGGAGGCCGTTCTGCACGAGGTCAGGTCGGAAATCAGCAACGCCTACCTGATGGCCCGCAGCGAACTGCAACTGGCCCGGCTGGCTGGCCGGACGAAAGAGCAGGCGCTGGAGGGGATGCCCACCAGGACCCAGAAGGTCATCGAGGCCATGGGCGGCATCGACGCGTTCATGCCGCCGGACAAGAAATACTTCGAGATGGAGCGCTTTGAGCAAACCTACGAGACGATGCTGCGGAAGAACCCCATCGGCCTGCCGGGCAGCACGGCAGGACAGCGACAGATCACGGAATGAGCAAGGGGGCGGACAAATGGCTGGCTACTCACACAAGACCTGGGCGTGCCCGTTCTTTCACTGGGACGAGCGGCTGTGCGTCCGCTGCGAGGGCGGCTGCATGAGCTTCCCGGACCGGGAGGCCCTGGCCGAGTACGCGGACCGCTACTGCGCCAACCTCCAGGACTGGAAAAGCTGCACGGTGGCCGCCAACCTGCTGAAATATTACGAGAGGACGGAGTGACATGGAAAGAAACGTCGATAAGATCAAGCGCCTGGAGCATGAGCTGGGGCGCTGGCACAAGAAGGTGGCCGACACGGCCAAGGAGAACGAGAAGCTGCGGGAGGCCCTGGCCCAGGCGGATGCCGGAAACCAGGAGACCCAGGCCCTTGTGGACGCTGTGCTCACCGCCGTGGTGCTGGAGCACGGGGAGCGGGCCATGGACCCGGATGCCCCGGAGACGGCCCTGGGCTGGCGGCTGGCCGTCCCGTTCTTCTCCGTCAAGGAGATGCGGGAGAAGTACGAGATACACGCCCGGCGCGGCGAGGACGGCAAGTACATCCTGGGCGTGATGGAGCGGAGGTCCGACTTATGAGCGTGCGCCGACAGACAGCAAACCGGCTGACCCTGTTTCGCACCTGCGGCACCTGCGGGAAGCAGATCGTGACCACGGCGGACACCCCCTGGGTGCGTCAGGTGGAGCGGGACGGCAAGCGGCAGGCCACGACATACTTCTGCTCCGAGGGCTGCTTCGCGGCCAGCTATAAGCACATCGGCTGGTACGACGGCAAGGCCGAGGAGCGCCGGAAGCTGAAAGACCGGAACCGGGACCCGGAGAAGGAGCGGGCGCGGAACCGGGCATACCAGCAGGCCCACCGGGAGGAGCTGCGGGAAAAGGCCCGGCTGCGCCGCCTGGCACACCCCGGACAGGCCGCCGCCGACAGCGCCTACGCCCGGCGCAAGCGCAAGCTGAAAGCGGAGGAGGCGCAGGCTAATGCTGGATAAGACCCCGCTGGTGATGGCCCTGGAGCGGGAGGGCCAGATTGAATACTGCGACGAGTGCGAGTATGTGCGCGTCGTTGACAACACAGTTTTCTGCGGCCTGTCCGGGAAGCTGCTGCACCCCATGATGTTTCTGCGGGGGCAGGGCTTCGGCCCGGCCCGCCGCTGCACCAAACGGAAGGAGGCACGAGAGATGGGACTGACCGCCGCAGACCTGCAACGCATGGGGCCGGAGGCCCAGCGCCAGGTCATGGAGAAGCTGGGCATCGTGGGCAAGACCAAGGCCCCCAAGTACCACAACCAGCCGGACAGCCGGGGCAATCTCCGCTTCGACAGCAAGAAGGAGGCCCGCCGCTACGACGAGCTGATGCTGATGCTCAAGGCCGGGCAGATACGCAACCTGCGCCTCCAGCAGCAGTACACCCTCCAGGAAAGCTACATCACGGAGACCGGCGAGCGGGTCCGGGCCATCCACTATGTGGCCGACTTCGCCTACGAGCGCCCCACCGCGCCGGACAAGTACGGCACCGTGTTCTGGCTGCCGGTGGTGGAGGATGTCAAGAGCCGGGCCACCAAGACGGCCCAGTACGAGATGAAAAAGAAGCTCCTGCGGGAACGCTTCAATCTGACTATCACGGAGGTTTGATTATGGCAAAGAAAGGCACATTCCCTGCCAACGCTATGCGGCGCGGGGAGATTTACTGGGTAGATATACCGAACGCCATCGGCCACGAGCTGATGAAGGACCGGCCCGCCATCATCGTGAGCTGCGACGCTCTGAACGACAACAGCCCCGTGGTCCAGGTGGTCTACTGCTCCGCATCCCCCAAGAAGGAGCTGCCGGAGCACATCACCATCCGCTCTACCGAACAGATCAGCACGGCCCTGTGCGAGAACGTGTACACCGTGGACAAGAGCCGCGTGGGACGCTATGTGGGACGCTGCACCAAGCGGGAGATGGAGCAGGTGGACCTCGGCCTCCTCTCCGGCCTGGGGCTGGCCCAGTACGGCCTTGCAAGCCACCAGGAGGACGAGGAGGAGCCGGAGCCGGTACGCGGGGACACCGAGGACGGCACGGCCTCCATGGCCCTGGTAATCGCCCAGACGGAGCGGGACACCTACAAGCGGATGTACGAGAGCCTGCTGGCCCGCATGACGATGGAACGGGAGGAAACGGCATGAAAGAAACACCGAAATGCGCGGGCTGCTCCTACATGGGATGGCCTGTACCCCGGAGAATAACCGGGAATAACCGCCACCTGGGCGGACCCAGATCATCGTGTATGTGCAGGCACCCGGAAGCCGTGGCGAGCTTCAGGCGCGTTTGCCCCAAAAGCCCCAGGCTTGAAGCCTTTATCGGCTACACAAAGCCGGGCGGGAAAATCCCCACCATCAAGACTTCGCCGCGCTGGTGCCCTCTGCGCGAGGGAAACGGAGGCCACGTCCGGGAGAGCTTCAAGGGGGTGAGCGACTGATGACCGAACCGAAGGACCTTTGCGGCAGGTGCGCCGCGATGCTCCAGGAGGGCTACGACCTCAAACGCGTGGGCGGCGGCGTAGATCACAAAGTGACCTGCTCCCATTGCGGGCGGCGGCGCTACGGGGCCACCTACACGATAGAAAAGCACAGCAAAAGCAAAGCATAAGCATACCAGAGAGACCCTGGGCCTATGGCCTGGGGTCTTATCTTTTTCGTGAGGTCACGAAAATGGTCTCCCCCGCTCCAGGGAGAGAGGGAGAGGAAGGGGGGTATGGGGGGATGGTGAGGGTGAGAGGGTCCCTCACACACGCGTGAACACCAGAATGAAAAAACATCCTCCCTTCGGGGCGAAAAAAGAAGCTGCCTTTGCTACGATGAAAGAGAAGCCAATTTTTCAGAAAGGCAGGCGGGAGCGAATGGCAAAAAGTAAATACGAGACCCATGTCCTCCCCAACCTGGACAAGATCATCAAGTGGGCCAAAGCCGGGGCCACGGCAAAGGAGATCGCCGGGAAGCTGCACGTCGCCTACTCGACCTTCAAGAAATACCTGGACCTGGGGCGGAAGGGGGACGGGCGGTACACGGACCTTTCAGACGCTTTCGCGCAGGCGTGCGAGGTGCCGGACGAGCAGGTGGAGGCCGCCCTGTTCAAGCGGGCCTGCGGCTTTGAATACATCGAGACCCGCCGGGAGCAAAAGCTGGACCGGCTGGGCAACGTGGTGGAGCTGGTCACGACCATCAACAAGGTGGTCCCGCCGGACCCAACCAGCGCCATGTTCTGGCTGACCAACCGGAAGCCGGAGATGTGGAAGTACAAGCCGGAGACCCAGGACGGCGACGAGGACGAGGGCAGCGGCGTGGTGCTCCTCTCCCCCGTGATGGACAACCCAGGCCCACCGACTGAGGGAGGCGCAAACGATGGGTAAAGTCATCTGGACACCGCAGCCGCGCCAGGCGGCACTCATGGCCCGCTTTGAGGACGAGGCACTGTACGGCGGTGCAGCGGGCGGCGGTAAATCGGACTGCGCCCTGGCCGAGGCCCTGCGCCAGGTGGAGATACCGCATTACCGTGGGCTTATCCTCCGCAAGACCTTCCCACAGCTCACGGAGCTGATGGACCGCAGCACGGAGATTTACAGACGGGCCTACAAAAAGGCCAGGTTTAACGAGAGCAAGCACGTCTGGACCTTCCCCTCCGGGGCCAAGATTTTCTTCGGCTCTATGCAGTACACCAAGGACCGGACCAACTACCAGGGCAAGCGCTATGACTTCATCGACTTTGACGAGCTGACGCAATTTCTCTGGGAGGAGTACAGCTATCTGTTCTCCCGAAACCGCCCCAACGGGCCGGGGACCCGCTGCTACATCCGAGCGCAGGCCAACCCCGGCGGCGTGGGCCACGGCTGGGTGAAGGAGCGCTTCATCACGGCGGCCCAGCCCATGCAAACGATCTGGGAGCAGTTCAAGGTCCGCTTCCCTGACGGCCACGAGGAGACGCGCTGGAAGTCCCGCATCTTCGTGCCGTCCTCTGTGTTTGACAACAAGATACTGCTTGCCAACAACCCGGACTACCTCACCAGCCTGGCCTCCATGCCGGAGCAGGAGCGCAAGGCGCTGCTGTACGGCGACTGGGACACCTTCGCAGGCCAGGTATTCACGGAGTGGCGCAACGACAGCGACCACTACACGGACCGCATCAACACCCACGTCATCTCCCCCTTCAAGGTCCCGCAGGACTGGGCCATCTGGTGCGGCCTGGACTGGGGCTACTCCAGGCCCTTCTCCGTGGGCTGGTACGCCGTGGACCGGGACCGGCGGCTCTACCGCATCCGGGAGTATTACGGCTGCACCGGCACCCCCAACACCGGCGTGAAGATGGAACCGTCCGAGGTGGCGCGGGAGATACGGCGCATCGAGGCCGAGGACCCCAACCTCAAGGGCCGGCGCATCAACCGCGTGGGAGACCCGGCCATCTGGGGCAGCGACGGCACGGAGAGCATCGGCGCTCTGATGGAGCGGCAGCGGGTGTACTTCGAGCGCGGAGACCACGCCCGCATCGACGGCAAGATGCAGGTGCATCACCGCCTCGCCTTTGACGAGGAGGGCATCCCCATGCTGTATGTGTTCAACACCTGCAAGCACTTCATCCGCACGGTCCCCAACCTGGTCTACGACGAGAAGAACGTGGAGGACATCAACACCGAGGGCGAGGACCACATCTACGACGAGCTGCGCTACGTCTGCATGAAAAACCCGATAGCACCCAGGCGGAACAAGCCCCCCGCCCTGGTGGTATATGACCCGCTGGACCTGGGACAGGACCAGCAGTATGACCGTTACGATTTTTACAGGAGGTATTGATTTATGGCACTTTTCGGACGGAAGAACGAGCAGGACGCGACCCTGGGCAAGCCCCCGATGGGCTGGGGAGTCCCCGGCGTGCAGAAGGACGAGAGCGTGGACCCGGAGATGGAGGCCATGCTGCTGACGGCCCCCGCCGGGCAGCGGCGCATCGGCAGAGCGGAGATTGCGGAGGCAATCAGCATCTTGAGCGACTACAAGAAAGGCAAGGCCAGCCTGGAGGAGCGCGTGGTCCAGGATGAGCTATGGTGGGAGCTGCGCCATTGGGAGGCCATCCGCAAGGGCAAGCAGCGCACGGACAACCCGGAGTACAGAGGGCCGGAGCCGTCCTCTGCCTGGCTGTTCAACGCTATTCTCAATAAGCACGCGGACGCTATGGACAACTACCCGGAGCCGGTGGTCCTCCCCCGCGAGCGCAGCGACGAGGAGAGCGCCAAGGTGCTGTCCTCCGTGTTGCCGGTCATCCTGGAGTACAACGACTACGAGCAGACCTACTCTGACAACTGGTGGGAGAAGCTGAAACACGGCACGGCAGCCTATGGCGTGTTCTGGAACAGCGCCAAGGAGAACGGCCTGGGCGACGTGGACATCCGGGAGATCGACCTGCTAAAGCTGTTTTGGGAGCCGGGCGTGACCGACATCCAGAAGTCCCGCAACCTGTTCATCGTGGACCTGGTGGACGAGGACCTGCTGGAGCAGCAGTACCCGGAGCACAAGGGCCATTTGAGCGGCGGGGCCGTGGATGTGAAGCAGTATATCTACGATGACACCATCGACACCAGCAACAAAAGCGTGGTGGTGGACTGGTACTACAAGACGACCTCTGCCAGCGGCAAGACGCTGCTGCACTACGCCAAGTTCGTGGGCGAGACCCTGCTGTTCGCCAGCGAGAACGACCCCAACTATCGGGACACGGGCTGGTACGACCACGGCCTCTACCCCGTCGTGCTGGATGTGATGTTCCCGGAAAAAGGCACGCCGGTGGGCTTCGGCTATGTCGCCATCTGCAAGGACCCGCAGCTCTACATCGACAAGCTGTCCTCCAACATCCTGGAAAACAGCATGATGACCACCAAGAAGCGTTTCTTCGTCAGCGACAGCACGGGCATCAACGAGGAGGAGTTCCTGGACTGGAGCAAGCCCCTGGTCCACGTCCAGGGTGAGCTTGACGACAGGCGCATCAAGGAGATTGTCACCAACCCGCTGGACGACATCTATGTGACCGTGGCGCAAATGAAAATCGAGGAGATGAAGGACACGGCGGCCAACCGCGACGTGAACAGCGGCAGCGCCGGGTCCGGCGTCACCGCCGCCGCTGCCATCGCCGCCCTCCAGGAGGCGGGCAACAAGGCCAGCCGGGACATGATCTCCGCCAGCTACCGCACCCACGTCAAAATCAATTCGATGTGCATTGAGCTTATCCGGCAGTTCTACGACGAGACCCGCTCGTTCCGCATCACGGGCCAGACGCCTGGCAGCTACCAGTTCATCGACATGAACAACGCGGGCATCAAGGAGCAGGAAGTGGGCCAGACCTCCGACGGCCTCCCCCTCTACCGCAAGCCCATCTTCGACCTGAAAATCAAGGCCCAGAAGAAAAACCCCTTCTCCCGCATGGAGCAGAACGAGCGGGCCAAGGAGCTGTACGGCCTGGGCTTCTTCAACCCGGAGCGGGCGCAGGAGGCGCTGGGTGCTCTGGAAATGATGGAGTTTGAAGGCATCGACAAGGTGAAGGAGCAGGTGCAGAACGGCCAGACCCTTCTCAATATCTGCCAGCAGATGTCCCAGCAGCTCGACCAGATGGCCCTCATCATCCAGACCCTCACGGGCAAGGACATGGGCATCGGAGCGGCGCAGCCTACCGGCGGCGGCCAGCGAGGCCAGGCGGCAGGCCCCGCGCCCTCCAGCGAGAAGGACAGCCTTGCAAGCGGCATCATGGAGGCCCAGCATCCCATGACCGGCTACGGGGAGCGGCTGGCAAAGCGCAGCACCCCCAGCATGGGCAACGAATGACGGGAGGCGACGTGTTATGACCCAGGTTTATGCCGAACGGGACGGCCAGCGCTGCATCCTCTCTGCCCAGGGCCACGCCACCGGCAGCGTGGAGGCGTGCGCGGCGGTGTCCGGCATCCTTTACGCCCTGGCCGGATATGTGACCAACGCCATGCGGGAACGCTATGTGGAGGTCTACACCTGGCGGATGGAGAGCGGCGATGTGCAGCTCGACTTCAACGGGGACGACGGCACGGCGGCGGCCTTTGAGATGGCCGCCATCGGCCTTGCCCAGGTGGCCCAGGCCCACCCGGAGCAGGTCCAGGTGGAGTGCCGGGAAGAAAAATAAAAATTTTTTCCGAGTTCGGGGCGAAAAGCGGAAAAGCATTTGATACGCTTATACTGTCCTCCTGCTTCACACCATGCGGGGCGGCGGTCACGGTGGGGACCGGGCCGCTGCCCTGGTGAAGTCAGGGACCGATGCACGGGGGCGATACACCCGCGATGAAAAAGGAGGCAATCCTATGAACTTCAAGCATTTGCTGGACATCCGGCTGAACCTGTTCGACGGCGGCGGTGCCGCAGGCGGAGCAGGCGCAGGGGCGGCGGCCTCTGGCGACGGAGCACCCGGCACACAGGGCGAGACCCAGGCATCCCCCGCATCCACCCGGCGGGGAAAATCGGGCGAATACCAGAACGTCATCTTCGGGAAGCAGGCCAAACCGGCGGAGGCTGGCGAGGGCGGAGACCCGGAGGGACAGCAGCGGTCCTCCGACGCCGGGAGCGACAACAAACCGGACGCGAGCACCACGTCCAATACTCTGGAGGCCAAACGCAGGGCTTTCCAGGACCTTGTGAACGGTGAGTACAAGGACATCTACACCGAGGAGACCCAGCGCATCATCGACCGGCGCTTCCGGGAGACCAGAAACCTGGAGCAGCAGGTGGGCCAGTATCAGCCTGTCATTGATATGCTGATGCAGCGCTACCAGATCGGCGACGGCGACATGGGCAAGCTGTCCCAGGCCATCGAAAATGATGACGCATACTGGTCCGAGGCCGCCGAGGAGGCGGGGATGTCCGTTGAGCAGTACAAGCAGTTCCAGAAGCTCCAGCGGGAGAACGAGGCGCTTTTGCGCCAGCAGCGCCAGCGGCAGAACGACCAGCGGGCGCAGCAGCAGCTCCAGCAGTGGTACGGCGAGGCCGAACAGGTCAAGGGGCTGTACCCCAGCTTCGACCTCAACGCGGAGGTCAAAAATCCCCAGTTCCTCTCCATGCTCCGGGCGGGCGTTCCCGTCCAGCACGCTTATGAAGTGGTCCACATGGACCAGATCAAGGCGGGCGTGGCCGCTATGCAGGCCAAGGCCACGGAGAAGCAGGTGGTGGACGGCATCCGCGCCAAGGGCGCAAGGCCCCAGGAAAACGGCACGACCTCCCAGGGTGCATTTATCGTGAAGGATGATGTTTCCAAGCTGTCCAAGAGGGACCGCGCGGAGATCATCCGCAGAGCTGCACGGGGAGAGCACATCGAGTTTTAAGCCTCTCCCCAGAAGGGAGATTTTAACATGAACACCATCCGCAAATTCATTCTGCTGCCTGTCGCGCTGAACCTGTTTGATGCAGTCATCAACAAGACGACCAGCGCAACCACCGGGAACAACCTTTCCGGCGAGATGAAAACCTTCTACTCCGACTATCTCATTGATATGGCGGAGCCGCTGCTGGTCCATGACCAGTTCGGACAGAAGCACCCCATCCCAAAGAATGGCGGTAAGACCATCGAGTTCCGCAAGTATGACCCCCTGCCCAAGGCCACCACGGCCCTGACCGAAGGTGTGACCCCCGAAGGTCAGAAGCTCAACATGGGTGTCATCACCGCGACTGTGGCGCAGTACGGCGGCTTCATCGAGCTGTCCGATATGCTGCTGCTTTCCGCCATCGACAACAACCTGGTGCAGGCCACCAAGCTGCTGGGCAGCCAGGCGGGCCGCACCCTGGACACCATCACCCGCGAGGTGCTGAACGGCGGCACCAACGTGCAGTACGCCGAGGGCCAGGTGGACAGCCGCGCCAACCTGTGCGGCGGCAGCACCACCGACAGCCAGAACCACTACCTGACCGTGGACGCCGTGCGCCGCGCTGTCCGTTACCTCAAGGTGATGAACGCGCCCAAGATCAACGGCTACTACGCGGGCATCATCCACCCGGATTGCTCCTACGACCTTATGAGTGACCCCAAGTGGGTGAACGTCAAGACCTACTCCGACCCCGACGGCATCTACGAGGGCGAGATCGGACGCATCGAGGGCGTCCGCTTCGTGGAGACCAGCGAGGCCAAGGTCTTTACCCACGCGGGCAAGGACTACGAGACCGGCACCACCTCCAGCGGCACCGTCACCCCCAAGGCATCCGCCCGTGACGTGTACTCCACCCTCATTCTGGGTGCGGACGCCTACGGCGTGACCGAGATCACCGGCGGCGGTCTCCAGCACATCGTGAAGCAGCTCGGCTCTGCCGGTACTGCCGACCCCCTGGACCAGCGCGCCACCGCAGGCTGGAAAGCCACCAAGGTGGCCGAGCGCCTGGTGGAGGCGTACATGGTCCGTATCGAGACCTGCTCCACCTTCAACAGCTAATCACCGGGGCCGCCTGCTTTACGGCGGGCGGCCCCACATTCTGACCAACAGGAGGTATTTACACTATGGCTGCCAAGAAAGAAGCTGCTGCCAATGAGCAGCAGGTCACCACGCAGACTACCCCCGCCGCCGAGGCGGAGGACATCATCGCCAAGGCCAAGGCGGAAGCTGCTGCCATTGTGGCAGAGGCCCAGGCCAAAGCCAAGGAGACCCTGGAGGCGGCAAAAGAGACCGCCCCCGCCGCGCCCAAGCCGAACGACCTTGTGCCCATCCGTCTGTTCAAGGACAACGACAAGTACAAGGATGACGTTTTTGTGGCCGTCAATGGCCGCAGCTTCCAGATCAAGCGCGGCGAGACCGTGCAGGTGCCCGCCTATGTGGCGGAGGTCCTGGAGCAGAGCATGGCCCAGGACAACGCCACCGCAAACCTCATTGAGCGCGAGAGCAGCGCCTACGCTGCCGAGGCCAAGGCCCGCAACATCTAACTGAACAGGCACACCGCGAGACCCTAAAAGCGGCTGCGACACGGCGCGGCGAGGTATGAAGGGACCGACCCTTCCGCCCCGCCGCGCCTTTTATCATACAGAAAGGAGGTAGACCCCCTATGGATAGGACCATCAATGTGACCGTGACCGGCGAATTTGTCCGCAAGGACAGCAAGAACGCGGGCGTGCAGGGCGAGGCCAATGTGACCGGCCTGCACATCGTTATGAGCGATGACTGGGAGGCGTTCTCCAAGCGCATCATCTGGCGCAACGCCCTGGGCGAAAACCCCGTGGCGGTGCTGCTGTACAACAGCGTGGAGGACCTGGTGGCAAAGAAGGACCCGCTGACCTTCGACACGGCCATTCCGGCGGAGCCGCTGGCCCTGGAGGGCTGGTGCAGCTTTACCATTGAGGGCTTCCGGGAGAGCAACCCCACCGCCGTTGCCATCACGGTGACGGACCATCTGCTGGTGAAGCCGAACGACGCCTACAACACGCCGAAAGAGCCGACGCCCACCCAGGCGCAGCAGCTCCAGACCCAGATTGACGGCATTGTACCCCAGGTGAGCACCCTGGTGGGAAACGCCATCGAGGCGCTGGAGCAGGCCGAGGAGGCCGTGAAGGTGTGGGAAACCTATGACAGCGCAAAGACCTATCTGCCCCTCCAGAAGGTGAGCAGGCTGGGCAGCTCCTACATCTGCAAGGCAGCGTGCAAGGGCGTGGCCCCGGAGCTGGACGTGGCCGGAGGCGTGGAGGGTGCCCACTGGCTGCTTATCGCCTCCAAGGGCGACCAGGGAGAACAGGGCGCAGAGGGACCCCAGGGCAAGACCGGCAAGCAGGGCATCCAGGGCGAGCGCGGACTGACCGGCGAGCGCGGCGTCCAGGGCATCCAAGGCATCCAGGGACCCCAGGGCGTTCAAGGCGCTGCTGGCCCGGTTGGACCCACGGGACCGGAAGGACCCCAGGGCGTGCAGGGGCCGCAAGGGCCGCGCGGCATCGACGGCGTGGCCGTGCAGACGGCTGGCATGGTCAATTTCAGCGTGACCGACGAGGGGCATCTGCTGTGTACCTACACCGGCAACGAGGCCCCGGACTATTACATCAACGATGCAGGGCATCTATGCCTAAACATCTGACGGAAGGAGGAACCATCTATGCCTACCATTGATCTGGGTAAGGTTGTGGGTCCGCAGGGACCCCAGGGCGTGCAGGGCGCAAGAGGCCCGCAGGGTGCGACCGGCGCTCAAGGCCCGAAGGGAGAGCAGGGCATCCAGGGACCCCAGGGTGAGACCGGGGCCAAGGGCGCGACCGGCGCGACCGGCGCACAGGGACCCGCCGGTGCCGACGGCTCTACCCCTAACATCCAGGTGGGGACGACCACCACGCTGGCCGCCGGAAGTGCGGCCACGGTGAAGCGGCGGGCCGGAAGCCCGGACGCTGCCCCCATCTTCGACTTCGGCATCCCCAAGGGCGCGGACGCTGTAAACCCCGGCGACATGACCAAGGCGGTCTATGACCCCAAGGGCAAGGCCCAGGACATTTTTGCCTATGCAGACCAGAAAATGCCCAAAACGGGCGGAGCGTTCACCGGCGGCGTGTCCGGCGTGTCGCCCACCAGCGGCAGCACCAAGGGCTTCCGCAACATCTACTTCGGCAGCGGCGCTCCCGCCTCCAGCCTGGGGGCCAACGGCGACGTTTACATCAACATCGGATAAGAGGAGGACACGAACATGATTAAAGCAGGCAATCACACCGTCAGCGACAAGGGCTTCACGGTGGTGACGGAGAACATCGGCGGGGTCCCCCGCCAGGCCGTGGTGGCAGAGCTGCCCGGCGGCATCAGCGACGAGGCCCTGGCCGCGTTCTGTGCCGGTCCAATTGAGGTACTGGCCGAGGACGGCAGCACCACGGCGACTTACACCGGCCCCTTCCGCGTGGTCTCCCACGGGCTGAAACTGACCCGCACCAGCGAGGACAGCGACGTGGCCGCCCTGACGGCTCAGGTGGCGGAGCTGGAGGCAAAGCTGTCCCACGAGCAGAGCGAGAAGGAAAGCGCCCAGAGCGCCCTTGCACGCCTCAACGAACAGCTTACCACCCTCAAGATGACCCTGGAGGCCAACAGCGCGGACAAGGCCGTGGTTGACGAAGCTCCCAGCGCGGACAAGACCGTGGTTGACAAAGTTCCCGTGGAGGCCATGGATGCGGCGGGCAGCGTGTAAGGACTGGGCGGAGGCTTCCTGCCTGATCTCCAACCTCCTGGCGGAGCTGGAGCAGCCCTGCCGGATGTGCCGGGAGGACAGCCTGGTGCTGACCGGGCGCTCCCCCACCGGCGAGACCGTGACCATCCGGCTGGGACCGGACCTGGTGCTGGAGGCAGAGGGCTGCGACGAGCTGCTGGATGCAGCACGAAAGCGAGGGTGCCCCGATGGCTGACAGACAGACCGATGACTTCAAGCTGGGCAACAAGGCGGCTGATATGTGGCTTTACACGGCAGACGCCTGCGCCAATGAGAAGGTCATCCCCAAGAAATACCGCTACACCACCGGAACGGCCCTGATGAACGGTGCAGAGGCCATCTGCTCGTGCATTGAGGGCGCAAACCTCATTGACCTGCGGGAGAGACCGGCGGAGCGGCTGGCGATGCAGCGGGAGGCCCTTTGCGCGTGCAAGAAGCTGGAGCGGAAGATACTGCGGATGGCAGAAAGCAAGCAATACCCCGGCGTGAGCGGCCAAAAGGCCGCGACCTGGAGCAAGGCGGTGATGACGGTGCGCTATATGTGCGCCGCCTGGTACGAGAAGGACCGGAGCCGCGCTGCCCAGGCAAGAGAGGATGTTCGGCGGCGATAGCTGCCTTTCATTGGGGTATAGCCTGTTCGCGCCGTCAACTGGGGCCTGCGCTCCCCGAACTCGAATGACAACAACGCGTACTACATCAACACCGACGGCACCGTGAACAACAACAACGTGTACAACGCCAACTTCGCGCCGCGTCCCGCTCTGATGGAATTACCGTGTACAAGTAGCCCTTGCGGCGAAAGCAGAGGCCCATCATCAAAGGAGGCTATATCCCGTCGTCCGTGGGCATGAACACGGGGGATAAACACATGGCACCGACGCTGCCAGGCTCGCTACCGGGGAAAGCCCCGGACACCTCCGGCGGAGGGAGATACTGGCCGCTATCAGCGATGCCGGACCTGCGCTCCACCATCCGAAAACCAAGCAAGGATGTGTGATATGACCTATCAGGAACTATGCTCCTTTGGCACCCTATGGACGGCCTACCACCGGGCCAGACGGTGCAAGAGGGGCAAAAAGAGTACGGCACCCTTTGAGTACAGCGCAATCGAGGAGCTGCTGATACTCTCAAAATCGCTTTTGCAAGGGACGCACCAGCCGGACCCGCTGGACGCGTTCTATATCTACGAACCCAAGAAGCGGCTTATCCAGGCCCCGACGTTCCGGGACAAGGTGGTGCAGCACGCGCTCACGGATTACATCGTCTACGACGAGCTGGCCCGGAGCTTCACGCTGAACACCTACGCGGCCCAGTACGGCAAGGGGACCCACTACGGGCTGGAGATGCTGAAACGGCACATGAGGACCTATTTCCTGCGGCGGAAGGGCGCGGACGAGGTGGCACGCAAGGCCGCCGGTCTGCCCCACCGGCCCATGGAGGAATGGGACTACGCCGAGGGCTGGGTCATCAAGGGCGACATCCGCCACTTCTTCCAGAGCATCGACCACCAGCGGCTCAAGGCCGCGCTGGAACCCCGGTTTCCCGACCCGGACATCCGGGCGCTGATGTGGCGATACATCGACGCCGTGGACGAGGGCCTGGCCCTGGGACACCAGACGAGCCACATCTACGCGGTGTTCTACGTCAGCTCCTTCATGCACTATGTGGGCGAGAAGCTGCACCTGCCGCTGGCAGGGATGTATATGGACGACTGGTATGTGATCTGCCCGGATAAGGCGACAGCGGTTGAGGCTCTACGCCTTGCAAGGCTTGAATTTGCCAAGCTGGGCCTGGAGCTGAACGACAAGACCAACATCTTCCCCTTGCAAAACGGCATCGACTTCTGCGGCTTCCACACCTATCTGACCCGGACGGGCCAGGTGGTCAGCAAGCTGCGCTACTCCTCCATCAAGCGGATGAAACGACGCATCCGGCTGTGGGAGAAGCAGTACGCAGCGGGCGAGGTATCGCGCGAGAAAATCATGGAGAGCTTTACCGCCTGGGAGGCACACGCCAAACATGGCGACACAAAGCAGCTCCGCAGAGAAATGCGGTCCAGGTTGTTGATGGCTCTGGACCGCGCAGACGAGGCCAGGCGGGCGGCGGGCATCCCCGCTGCCCGGCCCGGACCTGACGAAAGGAGAACAAAACGATATGGGACAGTTACTTTCCAATCTGGCAAACGGCAGCCTGGTGAAGCTGGCGGAAAACAGCAAGCCCACCAAGTTCATCAAGCTGGACAATGACCACTACGGCACCGGCACGGGCGTGACCCTTATCCGCAAGGATGCTTTCAGTGAGATCGCATGGAACGCATCCGACAGCAACTACTACAAAAACCGTTACTTCGGCTGCACCCTGGACAACTTCTGTGACGGCATCTGGCCGCTGAAACTGGACGAGAAAATCCGGGAGTGCCTGGTCCCCGTCCCCATTGTGGTGGCGGAGGGCAACCAGGTGGCGACGCTGCACACGATCTACCGCAAGGGCTTTGCCATCTCCTGCACGGAGGCTGGCGTGAGCGGCTGGCAGACGGAGGGCAAGGCGTTCAGCTATTTCTCCGACAACGCAAAGCGCATCGCCTATCTGGACGAGACGGCGACCGCCGTCTACTGGGGCCTGCGCTCCCCGTACTCGAATGACTTCAGCGCGTTCTACATCGACACCGGCGGCACCGTGGGCGGCGACAGCGTGTACCGCGCCTTCTTCGCGCCGCGTCCCGCTTTTAATCTTAAATCTTCTATCGTTGTATCTGACAGCAAAGACAGCGATGGATGCTACACGGTTGAGAGCGTGCCGGGCAACGACGGCGGGCTGTATGTGAAGAACAACGGCCTGTGGGTCCGCGCGGTGTAAGAGAAGCACCCAGAAAGCCGGGCGGCGGCGTGCCGCTGCCCGGCAAATTCTATGAGAGGAGGCGGCGGTATGCCGAGCATCAATGAAGTTATCGAACGGGTGAACCGGGCGAGGCCGGACGCCATCGACGACGAGACCAAGGCGGCGTGGCTGCTGGAGCTGGACGGACAGCTCTACCGGGAGACCATCCTGCGGCACCAGCTTACGAGCGGGCGCGGGGCCAAGGGACCCGTCGCCGTCTGTCCCACCTGCGGCGGGACGGAAATCACCTATGACCGGGTGATGGACAGCAACCTGTGTCCGGCGTGCGGCTGGACCGACCTGCCGGACTTTCCCAAGGCGTTCCCGGAGGACGGGGACAAGCCCTTGCTGGTGGAGGCCCCCTACGACGGGCTGTACGACCTGTACCTTATGAGCAAGGTGGACTTCTACAACCGGGAGGCCGACAACTACAACAACTCCGCCCTGGCGTACAACGCAGCGCTGGACGAATGGCGGAAACAGTATCACCGCAGGCACCTGCCCATCGGCGGCGGGGGTCTGACGGGGCTATTTTAGGAGGAGGGGCGAGATGAACCTGCCATACATGACGGCGGCGACCGGCAAGAACCGCAAGCAAATCATCGCCTTTGCCGGGCTGAACTACGGCCAGGGAGCCGGAGACGGCGAACTGGCAGAGAGCTGGGGCCTCTCCTCCGCCCGCTTCCCGTGCCTCAGTCAGCGGGACGGGCGCAAGACCGCCGGGACCTACACCAGCCCCACGGGGCTGTACGCACGGGGGAAGCTGTGCGTGGTGGACGGGACCGACTTTCTCTATGACGGCAAGGTGGTGGGCCATGTGACTGCGGGCGAAAAGCAGTTTGCCACCATCAACACCAAAATCGTCATTTTCCCCGATAAGGTCTACTACGACACGGAGGCGGAGAAGTTTGGGATGCTGGCTGCGGAATACCCCGGCTTCCCCGGCGACGTGACCTTCACGGCCAACACCCTGACCGTGCCGGAGCAGAGCTACATCGACCAGGCGGCGGAAAACGCAGAGACCAAGGGCAGCGTGGCCGCCGACACATCCATCACCGCCTACACCGGGGCCAGCGTGAACAAGACCACGGGAGCGCTGACTATGAGCGGCGGGACCGCAGGGACCCCGGACAAGCTCAAGGCGGGCGATTACATTCAATACGACTGCGACAGCTCCAAGGAGTACATGGTGGTACAGAGCAGCGCAAAGCAGAGCGACGGGACCTACCAGATCACCTATCTGCTGCACACGGCGGCGCTGCACAAATACCCAGGCTTCGACGAGCTTTTCAAGGCCGGAGACGCAATCGAAATCTCCGGCTGTACGACCTGCGCCGCGAACAATGGCAGCCACATCATCCGCTCCCTGGAGGCGCGGAAGCTGACCTTCACCAAGGACATCTTCACCAAGACCGGCGTGGAGGCCGGGACGGTGATGCTGGAGCGGAAGGTGCCGGACCTGACGTGCATCTGCGAGTGCGATAACCGCATCTGGGGCGCAGAGGGCAAGACCATCTACGCCAGCGCCCTGGGCGACCCGACCAACTTCTACGTCTACGACGGCGTGTCCACGGACAGCTACGCCGTGGCCGTGGGCACGGAGGGCGAGTTCACCGGGTGCATCGCCTACTCCAGCACGGTGCTGTTCTGGAAAGAGAATTGCCTGCACAAGGTCCTGGGCAGCTATCCGGCGCAGTATGAAATCTACACCTACACGGTGCCCGGCATCCAGAAGGGCAGCGAGAAGTCCCTGGCCGTCATCAACGAGACGCTGTTCTACAAGGGCCGCAACGGCGTGTACGCCTACTCCGGCGGGACCCCGGAGCTGCTGACGGAGAACTTCGGGACCCGGCGCTTCTTCGACGCGGTGGGCGGCACGGACGGCGAGCGCTACTACATCTCCATGCGGACGGAGAAGGGCGACTGGGAGCTGTACGTCTTTGATACGCTGCGGGCCATCTGGCTGCGGGAGGACGCGACCCACGCGCTGGACTGGGCCTATCTGGACGGGACGCTCTACTTCCTGGACGGGGCCACGGGCAAGCTGATGACCACCGGGCAGGACTACTCCGAGGAGGGCCTGGTGAACTGGAGCGCAACGCTGTGCCAGATGGACGAGACGAGCCACGGGCGCAAGTGCTATTCCAAGCTGTACCTGCGGGCGGACCTGGATGCCGGGGCCTGGCTCAAGGTGGAGATCAGCACGGACGGCAAGCCCTTCCGGCAGGTGTTCTCCACCCACAACGAGCGGGCCAAGACCCTGCAAGTCCCCATCCTGCCGGTGCGGTGCGACAACTTCCGCATCCGGCTGTCCGGCAAGGGCGGATGCCTGGTCAAGAGCATCATCCGGGAGTTCGCCCTGGGCAGCGAATATTAAGGGGGTGACAGGTCATGGCAACCACCCTCCCCGGCTCCCCTCCTTCGTTTGACCGCAACGACGTGAACGGGACCGTAAAATCTCTGTGCAACTACACCAGAAACCTGCAAGAAAATCTGGACTTCATGCTGGGGCAGCTTCAAAAGAGCATGACCGCTATACAGACCAGTGTGGAGGGGCTGAACAGCAAGGTCTCCAGCCTGCAAACCACCCTCTCCGGGGTGCAGCAGAGCGTGAGCACACTGGGCAGCGAGTACAACAAGCTGGCAGCCCGCGTGACGGCGCTGGAGCAGAAAACCAACTGAAAGAGGAGGTAATCCGACATGGCAAAACCCGATATGTCCAGGAACAAAGACCTGGCGGGCAAGACCGTCTCCAAGGGCGGCTACAACATCAGCTATAACGAGAACGGCTATGCCACCAGCGCCATCAAAACCGGGAGCAAGACCGGCAAGGCCGCCGCGCCCAGCGCCGACACGGTGGGCGGCGGCGGCAGCGACCGGGGCAGCTACGGCGGCAGCGTATATGACCAGGAGCATTTTTCCAATGACGAGCTGCGGAGCGCGGCGGAGGTCCGGGCGGCAGCGGCGGCAGGCAAAACGACCTGGGCAGACGCCCACGACTATGTGGAGCGCATCCGCAGCAACTACGGCTATTCCGGCGACAGCGACGGCAGCCGCTACATCCCCCTGGAGATGGGCGGCGGCGGACGAGGAAACGGAGGCGG